TGACCTTTTTTATTAATGTATGGAATTTCTAAAACAATATTCTGCATATTGTTTGGTCTAATTGTATAAGTTAAGCCGTTTGATGTTCTGTAGTAAACTCTAAAGTTACCTTTAGGTAAATCACCAAAACTTCCATCTGCAAAATTTAAACTAATTTGATCATCAGTTCTAGTAACTACATTATAAAGTGTTCTTGTATTTTTGTTTACACTGTTGTAAATTACGTTACTTCCATATATAGAATCTAGTTTTGTCCATTCAGTAGAAGGATTATTATTTCTGTCTAATCCCCATAACCATACATCTGTATTGTTAATGCTTGGAATATCTATGTTAACAATCTCATTAGGACTTGGGTCATTTATTGTAAAAGGTGAACTTTGTAATTGTCCTTGTCTAAAATGCATAAAGTATCCTGTAGCAGGACTACTATTACCTTTTTTATCATTTTTATATAAAACACCTAAAAGGTTTCCTGGCAACGGAGTTTCTTCTAAAACTACTCCATCTTTCAGTCCAGCACTGACTACTTCAAAGTTCATAGATCTACCTGATACGCTTTTAGAAAAACCATAGATAGGCACATCTGTATTTTGTGTATTAATTTTATACTGTTCTGTTGTCACACCATCAATAACAGAACTTTGTGATGGTTTACCAATTACTTGTACACCTTGTAATGTTGCATTAAAAATAACATTAAACTGTTCTAACCAATTGCTGTTAGTATCATCGTTCCAACTGATAAAAACATTTTCTAAACTAGTACCTAAACTGTCCTGCACATTCTCTGTAGTCTGTAAACCTATAATTTTTAAGAAACCATTTGCTGTTCCATTTCTTGTAGGATTGTAACCTACTAGTCTTGCAAGTCGTAAAACACTTTCACGCTTTTCTGCAAGTTCAATAAAGTTCTCTCTTGAATTTAAATCGAATCTATATGATAAACTTTGTCCTAAAAATGCAATCATATCAATCAGTGCTAGATATTCTGATGATTCTGTATAGTCGTTGAAATCTTCTGGATAATTTGCTCTTAGATAGTTGATCATCGTCCTACGTAAAGTAGGAAAATCATACGAACTAAAGTCTGCATCGCTGAAAGCACGATAGACTTTGTCCCAATCTTGATTTGCTAGTAAAGAATTTTGTCTGTTATAAGTTGCCATATTAATATTTATTATTCCTATTAAGTGCGTAGTTTATTTTTTATAACAATGCGTTTGCTTTATCAAAAGTTAACTGTAATGCTTCACTTACATCATAGTCAACATATCTTAATACGCATTGAATTTGTAAACCAAACTCTTTTTCTTGTAGTGCTAACCCATCAACTTCGACCCTAGGATCGCTGTTGACAATAGACTGCACATCGTCTAATACCCTTTGTTTTAATGTATCCGTAAAAGGTTCAAAAATAGCGTCCCAAATAATTGTACCATATTCGGGTTGATATAACTTTTCGCCTTTTCTTATATTAAAATGATTAACAAGATCTTGTTTTATCAATTCAATATCATACAGTTGAAATGTTCTGCTTTGCCTGTTGACCGTGCTTAATCCTCTATAATAATTTGAATTATAGCCTTGGTTACCCTGTGTGTTTGGGTTAGGTTTAATTACTATGTCAGTGTACTGTGGCATACTGTTATTTACACCTCTCTATCCGTTAGATTTTTTGTACTTCCGTCTGGAAATGTATTTTCATGTAAATCCCAAGGTTCATGCGTAGGAACACGTTTTAATATTGTTTCAAATTGGCTAGATCTGTAATAGTTGAATGCTTCCCACTTGGCTGTAATTTCTTTTTCCCACTGTTTGTTTACTCCCATATGATCAACAAATCTACTTGCTGACGGTGTTGCATTAACATTATTAGTTGCCGCTGTTGCTCCTGGTCCTGGTTTGTTAAGATGTACTGCTTCAGTACCGTCTACATAAACAACCTTATCTGTTTGTACATTTACATCAGCGCCTGTTGTTTTTAAATTGATTTGATCATTAGCAGTGCTTAAATTAATTTGTGTGTTAGCAGTTCCTGGTACATGACTTGCACCTGACATTTCTTCCCAATACTCTGTATCAGATGGATCAACTGGTTCTAATGTATCAGGTACCTGTGTTCTCTTTATGGCTTTGTAAAATTTTTGTACACCATTTGCATCTGTAAATGTGACAGTAGCATCAACTGTATATACCGTGCCACTTACATAAGTGTCAGCAAACCCTACACTGCCATTTGCTTTTATGTTTATACTAGATCCTGCTGTTATTCTTGTTCCTAAAGCACTTCCTATATCAATGTTTCCGCTTGTAATTTTTGTATCTAATCTATTTGCAAGGCTAAAATTATTTGTGTTAATATCATAATTGTTTGTATCTAATCTACTGTTTCTTGTTTTAATATCGCTGTTGCCTTTTACGTGTATTTTATGAGCACCGTTCACTAGTGTTGTGCTTTTATCACTCTCAAATCTTTGTAAATTTCCTGCTTTAAAATTAATATTTCTTCGTGCTTCAACATTAAAATCTCTGTCTGCATATAAATTAAAATCTGCTTTGGTACGCATACTAATACTGTCATTACACCACACATCCATTTTACCGTCAGAGGTTAGTTCAATCCATGCTGTACCTTTGCTATTTGTAATGTAGATTAAATCATTTGTATCGTGTAATAAAATTTGATGACCACCTTTGGTTCTTAAACGCACAAGATTGTTATTACCTTCGCCATCTCCATCGTCCATTGTAAAAGCATGACCGCCTGGTCGTGTTACTTTCATTTTTACTTTTTCTGCACCTACAATTTTTGGATCACCTGTGTAACGTCCTGGTGTATTGATACCAAACACTTGGTTAACATCTTCTCTACGTATTGTGCTTGTTGTTAATCCTCTAATTGGATCATTTAGTAGTCCTTGTGCTTTTAAAATATCAGCCATTGGATGTATAGGATATTTTATTTTGCTTGGAGGTGTTTGACCAATGAATGCATTTTTGTTATAGTTGGCGACTGGCAAACCAAATTCTCCAGGTGAAAGTTCGTTGTATCTTTCATCTGTGGCCGCAATATCTGTTCTTGCCGCAGGTTCAGGAATCATATGATTCATTTCAATTTCAGGTAAAGCACCTAACCAAACTGCTTGTTCTATATTATTATTAATAAAAATTATTAAACCCTCTGTACCCACATCCGGTGCTGGAAAAATCATTCCTGCACTTTGTTGTGTATCTTCAAATTTTTGAGGATCTTTACCTGCATTTTTAATATCTTTTACTGTGTAGTAAGGCGAAAGCATTCTACAAGAAATACGTGTGGATGTAATTGATCTGTTATCGTCTTGGTTGCCTTTTAGTACAACCTGAATACTACCATGCTTGGTATAGTCGCTGTTTGTTTCAACTACTGCGAGAAAAGGGCCAGTGCCAAACTCCTGTGCAAGTTTTTCCGCTTTTTGTGGATTTTGCTGTGCACCACTTTTTTGTTTTTTACTATAAATTGCCATTACGTGCTATCATTGACCTTTCCTACAAAATTACTAGCATTTGTAATATTGCTAGTGCCGGCAGTGTTTTTTACAACTTGTTCTACTCCCGCAACATTTTGTACGGTAACTCCATTTACACTTTCAATAGACTTCATTGCTTGTTCAGGAACAAAGTTCTTAATATCAAATGTGCCAGCAGAAAGTTGTCCGCCAATAACTTGTGCTTCAGCCACTGTTGTGAATACACTTCCTCCTAGTGCCGCAGGATTTAATCCTAGATTTGCGGAAGGAATTTCTACCATTGCTTGACTACTTATTCCACCTAATGCACCAGGTCCGTGGAAGTTGAGATTTTCTAAATCTTCTTTGCTTAATTTTCTTACAGGCTTTTTCTTCATCTTATCAAGATTTTCTTGACTTGACGGTGCTGTAGATTTATCTGCTTCTTTAACTGTTTCAAATATCTGTGGTTCACGTTTTTCAACATAATCGTTTGCTTGATTAGGTCTTCTGTATGTAAGAAGTTTTTGCATAAACATACCTTCATTAAAAGTACTTGTACATGAAATAACTTTGTAAGCACCGCTATAGATACTTTCATCTAACATCATTGTATTTTTGCCACCTTTGATTTCATCTGAAGTAGGCATATCTTCTGCTGTACCGAATCTAAAAACAATATCACCTTCTCTGCTGAAACAATTAATTTCTCCTGCTTCTGTTTCTACATTAGTTGCATCTAGTGATGCTCTAGAAGTAATACCACTTCCAAGCAAGTATACAGGATCACCTACTATTTCTATTTCTGCGTTTATTAAACTTTTTTCGAATGATCCAGAATATAGTGCATCATGCAAGAACTTTGCTGTATCGTCCCTGTTGTTTGCCGTAGGCGCATTCTGTGTAGTCGAAGATGTTTGATTAACTGCAACTGTTCTTTTTTGTCCAACTCTATTTCCTCCCAGTGCTTGTATCACATCTCCTAGAGGAGGTCTAACATTTTCTTTTTCTTTTGTTGCTGTACCTGTAGAACCTTCTGCACCTTGTTGTGGTTTGTATAGTGCCGCGGCCGCAAACAAATTGTTAAAATCTATATCAAACCCAAGAACATCAATATTTTTCCCTGTGTAAATGTAGTTGTATTCTCTAACTGCTTTTTCTTTTAATATTTTATAATCGTACACACTTACTGGTAAAGGCAAACTACTATAATGCACTAGGAACGGTTGTATAATAAAATGATAGTCATAAACTTCTGTGTTTGTAAATGTATCAAATCCTTTTAGGTGTGCAATTTTTTCAATTCTATACCAAGGTATATAACCTGTTTTATTATACTCTTGTGCTAGTTCGCCGCCATCTAATTCTGTGGCATATACACTATCGAAAATTACTTTATGTATATTTTCTTCAAGGCTGGTTTCTTTTTTGAAACTCCAGTTTCTTGCTGATTTGCTTGTACCATATCTTACATATTTTTCATCAAATACAGAATCTCTTGCTTCTACTAAACTTTGAAGTTCAGTACCCGCTCTGTTCACTGCACGTTTGGCTTCGTTTTGTTTTTTAATAGCCTGTTGATAATTCAGCATTAATTTATTCAATGCTTCTTGTACATCACTGCTTATTTCGGGTAAAGTAGTTTCTTTTGTATTATTAGTACCGTCAGGATTTAAATCTCTAAATTCGAGATAAGATATTGTTGATTTATTTTCGTACAGTGCTTCTCCGGTGTCATCGTCAACAGTAGTAAATCTTTTTCTAAAATCGGCAATTTCCGCATCATTCAATTTGTAATATTTTTTTGCTTCTTCTTCAAACTTTTGTCTTGCCTTTGTTGCCTCAAGTAATGCTTTTGAAGAGTTTGTTTTTAGTTTATTGATTTCTTTTACTTTGGTTTTAATTTTTTCATCACTGTCAGCAACTTTTTTATCTAAGTCTGGCACAGAATAAAAACCTGTGTATGACGATTCTGTAACCTGCATGGCGGCATCACCTATAGCATTACTGATATCTAATTTTACGTCTGAACTATATTTTTTAATGTTTAAACTTGTATCATCTTCAGTAGTTTCTGGAGATAGAAAATCTTTTGCTCCGGATTCCCATTTAGGAAAAGCATCGCCTTGCAGTATTGTTCCTAATTCGTCCTTGGTATTTGTTCCATATTTTTTTGGAAACCAAATTGCATAATTGTGATGTTGATAAGGACCTACTTTTAGATTACTATTTTTCGCTTGAGCACTTTCTATTCTTTTACGACTCGCCGCTTCATTCTCTTCAATTTTTTTCAATGAGTCGTTGTTTTGACCTTTTTCTTGTTCTTCTGCTTCTTTTCTAACAACATCATTTACTTTGTTAAACAAATAAGTTAACACACTACTCACACTAGGAGTTGCCTGTTGTGGTCCTTTAATATTTTGCGGTAGTCTATTTGCAATAGTCGTGTTTGCTTTGCTGTTAAATCCTGCAAACTGTACATTATACCTAGCACCTGCGGCTGACACATTCATATTACTGCCTACAAATATTATAGGAAAATGCCTAGTAGACCTATCTGCTATTTCTGTTTTTAACTCCCCGTCTTCTAAACGATGACCAACAAAAGTCAAACTTAATAAAAATGGTGCCCCCATATAATGTTCATGTCCTGCAAACCGTGATGCATTGTAAAGTTCCTCGTAAAATCCTGCTACACTGTATGGCTCAGTTACCTCAAAACTTCCTGTGGTTAAATTACTTACACCACTAGCACCGAGATCCATTACTGTTTCCATTACAACATTATCTATGAACAAATCTTTGTGTTTGGCATTAGTTGCTCCTGGACTTGCAGAAAGTCCTTTAAAACCAGACCCTCCTGTTTTACCATTTACACTGTTGTCTGGTGTGATGCCATATTCGGGGTCTGAAAAATTGTCTGTCATAGCAACATTAACTTTTGTTCTTGGATAACCTCCTGATCTTAATACAATATAATTTGTGCTGGCTTCTCTACCACTTCCAAAAACAGCCTGTATAAAATTTCCATAGTTTTCAGGAGTCTTCAGTTGGTCAGCAGTTAAACTGCTTAAAGTAAAAATGTAATTGTAAGAATTGTATTTGTGTAATGGATTATATTTTTTACCGTTGTAGAATTTTGCTTCTGCTTCTGCAGAACCAAGTGCAGATCCTTTTACACCTAATTGGTAATCAGTGTATTTTGAGTCTAAACTTCTTTCAGTTGCTTCTAGAAGTTCATCATCATCACTGTCCCCGATCATGCTGTCGACAAGATCTGTATTTTCGCTGGTGTAAAGTTTTCTTGCTCTACTCACAGCATCTTTATTAACCTTAATGGCCATTGCTAAACTCCAAGCACTGCTTTAATAGTTTCTAATCTAGGAACTTTAATTACAACTCCAGCAACAAAATCAAATACAGGATCTTCTAACACACTTGGATTACGTGATTTGAATACCCACCATAAATTTGGATCATCGTACAAATCACTTGCTAAAAGATCGGGTCTATAATTGTACTGAGGTTTAATTTTATAAATTACATCTGTTGTAATTTCCGGAATTTTTCTGTAATTTAAAATACCTAAACCGTTTTGAGTAATTTCTGTTGAAGAATATAAACTTGTTTTTGCGTACATTAAATCATTCCTTTAAATCTTAAATTACCACTTGCAAAATCTTCCATTGTAAATTGTGCTTGATCTCTTCTCGAGAACGCTGGTAAACATTCAACTGTTAGTTCTGCTCTAGTTGGCACAGTAGTTTTTGCTCCGCCTGTGGTTGGAACATCAATATAATCAACATCTTCGTTCAATGTATAAAAGAAGTTTCCTACAACAACTGGAATATCATTAAACATATATTCACCATATCCTGAAAGTTGACAAACAGGAGGTGGTGCACCTAAATTTGCTCCGCCACCAAAGTGCATTTTTGTTACTGTTCTCAAAGCATGAATACTTCCTAGTACGTGTTTTGCTTCAGCAACATTGTTCGCTGTAAAAGTACCAACAATAGACAGTGCGTCAATTTGTGAGTTCTGGTATGCTTGAAACTGATAATTACTATGTGTAGGATGAATAGGAGAATAGTTGGCTCTGTGTGTAACAACAATCTGTGGAGTATATGGAAATACTACTCCGCCTGACTCTTTTAACACTGCTGACGGTCCTTGTAAGTATGACTCTCCTATTTTAATTTTTACTCTATGATCAATAGTAGCCAAATGAGTACCAGGAATTTCTCTATAAGCAGGGCCACCGCCTTTGCTTAAATCTATGCCTAAACGTTTTAACGCACCACCAACAAATGGAATTTTTCCAAGTGCAGACGCGGCTCCTTCGTTTTGTCCTATACCTGTTGCTTCTCCGGCATTTTTGATTAATTTAGTACCGAAAGATCCTAAAGATTGTAGCATATTATTTTGGCTCCTTTTGTTACAAATATTTATTGCTTTTTTAATGTGCGTAGTTTATAATACTTATATTACTTGGAGAATTCTATGAAAAGAACGAAATATCTAACAAACAAAGACCTTTTGAGTGAGATACATCGCAGTAAAGCAACGTTTTGTTCCTATACTGACAGCGATTATGGGCAACATGACATTATATTACCCACACTTGAAAAGGTTAACAGACTATCGATTGCTCAAGCAAAAAGAAATAGGGCAGATAGAATAGGCAAAAAAGCATACGAACAAGCACGTGAAAGCGGAAACAAAAAAGTAAAATTAGCAGAACTTACACCAGATTGGAAAAAGATCGAAAAAACAGATTTAATTTTTAGAATTATGACTTTTGATCATGTTCCATTAGAACCTGGTAGAAAACGTAAAACTAAAACTGTTGCGGATGAACACACAAAAGTAAACTTTCCTCCATTCCAACACTGGAAGTATGATGAAAATGATAATTTGATTTGTGTGGGCAAAAGTCATTGGATTGGTGGTATGTCAAATGGTTACTTCAGCAAAGAACACGGACGTATTACAGAGAACTTAGGCAGAATGTTTTTGAAACTTGCAGACAGATATGGTACTAGATCTAACTGGAGAGGCTATACATATAATGATGAGATGAGAGCACAGGCAGTGTTACAATTATCACAAATTGGTTTACAGTTTGACGAAAGCAAATCGCAAAATCCTTTTGCATACTATACTGCGGCAGTAACAAATAGTTTTACAAGAGTTCTAAACATTGAAAAGAAAAATCAAAACATAAGAGATGATATTTTACAAGACAATGGATTGAATCCTAGTTTCACTAGACAGACTAGCGAAATTTTTAAAGAAGATAAAGAAAAATTGGCAGAATTTTATAAGACAATGAGACGCCCAAAGGCTGATTACTAGTTGACTTTTTAATTAATTTTGTTTACAATATAGTTGTAGGATAGGAAATGACAGAAAATTTATTTAAAAAAGCGGCCGTATTCACGGATATACACTTTGGCTTGAAATCTAATTCAAAGATTCACAACGATGATTGTGAAGCATTTGTTGATTGGTTTATTGAACAAGCAAAAGCAAATGGTTGTGAAACAGGTATATTCACAGGTGATTGGCATCACAATAGAAGTGCTTTAAATTTAACCACAATGGATGCAAGTTTAAGAAGTTTAGAAAAACTAGGCAAAGCATTTGATAACTTTTATTTCTTTCCAGGTAATCATGATTTATACTACAAAGACAAAAGAGAAATACATTCTGTAATATTTGGTAAACACGTTCCAGGTGTAACAGTGGTAAATGAACCTATTGTAAAAGACAATGTAGCATTGATTCCTTGGTTAGTTGGTGACGAATGGAAAAAGGTGTGTAAACTACAATGTAGATATATGTTTGGACACTTTGAACTGCCACATTTCAAAATGAATGCAATGGTAGAAATGCCAGATACAGGAGAAGTAAAAGCAGATGATTTTACTAATCAAGAAATGGTTTTTACAGGACATTTTCACAAAAGACAAAACAACAATAATATTTGGTATATTGGAAATGCGTTTCCACACAATTACGCAGATGCATGGGATGATGAACGTGGTATGATGGTTCTTGAATGGGGAGGACAACCACAGTTTATTGATTGGGCAGATTGTCCAAAGTATAGAACTATGAAACTTTCAACACTTTTAAACGATACAGAAAAATTGCTTTCTCCAAGTAATTTGTATCTAAGAGTTACACTTGATATTGATATATCCTATGAAGAAGCAAACTTTATAAAAGAAAACTTTATAAAAGAATACAACATAAGAGAAATTAGTTTATTACCAAACACAGAAGAAAATGACGAAGCATTAACTTTAGAAAGAGGAGAAATAGAATTTGAAAGTGTAGATCAAATTGTTACTGATCAACTTACAAAAATACAAAGTGAACAGTACAGACCAAATATACTTTTAGATATCTATAGGAATTTGTAATATATGTTTAAGATTAAGACTCTAACAGTTAAAAATTTTATGAGTGTAGGAAACAGCACTCAAGCAGTTGATTTCGATAAGAACCTACTTACTCTTGTTTTAGGTGAAAACTTGGATTTAGGAGGTGACGATGCTGGTTCAAGAAACGGAACAGGTAAGACAACTATTATTAATGCATTAAGTTATGGATTGTATGGTGAAGCACTTACTAAGATTCGTAAAGAAAACTTAATTAACAAGACTAACGGCAAAGATATGTTAGTAACAGTTGAGTTTGAAAAAGAGGGTAGGTCTTATAGAATAGAAAGAGGCAGAAAGAAAAATGTATTAAAGTTTTATATAAATGATATAGATAAAACTGCCGATGATGTTGATGAATCGCAAGGCGATTCACGTAAAACACAAGAAGAAATTGAACGACTTTTGAACATGAGTCACACCATGTTCAAACACTTGGTGGCCCTAAATACCTACACAGAACCTTTCCTATCGCTGAGTAATAATGCACAACGTGAAATTATTGAGCAACTTTTAGGGATCACCATTTTATCTGAGAAGTCGGAGCGTCTCAAGGAACAGCAAAAACAAGTGCGTGATAGCATCACTGAAGAAGATGCTAGAATCAAAGGTATTGAGTCTGCCAATAAGGCAGTTCAAGAATCTATTGATGCACTTGAAATAAAAAGCAAGGCTTGGGACGCTTCGCAATCAGAAGAAATAGCAAGATTAACAAAAGCAATATCACAACTAGTACAGGTTGATATTGACAAAGAGATACAAATGCACAAGGATTTAGAAACTTGGGAGAGTTCTAACAGTGAATTACAGAATCTTAAAAAAGAAAAAGCAAGTTTAGAATCTAGTCTACAAAGAGCAGAACGTGAACTAAAAAAATATGAACGTGATCTTAAAAATGTAGAAAGCAAAAAGTGTTATGCTTGTGGACAAGAATTACATGATGACACGCATGAACAATTACTGGCAGAAAAGCAAAATGATTTTATAGAAAGTCAACAGTACAGAGACGGTATTGAAATACAACTGAAAGAATGTGCAGAAAAAATTGACGAAATTGGCGATATAAATGGCAAGCCTAATACATTCTATGAAACTGCTGAAGAAGCCTTTAATCACAGAAATAATTTACAAACACTAGAAGAACGTAAAAAAGAAAAAGACGAAGAGTCCAATCCATATACAGAACAGATGGATGATCTTAAAAATACTGCACTCAAAGAAGTAGATTGGAATACTATGAATGAATTGCAGAACGTAAAAGCACACATGGACTTTTTATATAAACTGCTTACGAGCAAGGATAGTTTTATTAGAAAACGTATTATTGATCAAAATCTTGCTGTGTTAAACAGACGTTTAGCATACTACTTGGAAAAAACAGGATTGCCGCATCAGGTTAGATTCTTAAATGATTTGACTGTGGAAATTACTGAACTAGGTAGAGATTTAGATTTTGATAATTTAAGCAGAGGTGAACGTAACAGATTAATACTTTCAATGAGTTGGAGTTTCCGTGATGTATGGGAAAGTTTATATCAAAGTATTAATTTGCTGTTTA